GAGATCACTCCAGCAGTGGAGTACTCATTTGAGCAATACGCTAAAAAGGGCTTCCATAAGGCGTTCCGCGATGAAGAAAAGCAGAGCGATGTCTATTGGTTAGCATGGGAAGTAACACGCAGAGCAGGTGAATCTGTTAAGCCTTTCGGGATTGAGTTTATCGAGACACTAAAATCTGTTTCGGTTGAGGACTCAGACCCTTTAGCTTAAAGCGCGATCTTCCATTCACCTATCTAATCGCTAGGCTAAGCATTAGATTGGGAATCGCGCCACAGCAGTTATTGGATCTAGATAAGAATATGCTCGATGCATTAGTGCAAGGGCTCAAGGATGAAGCGAAAGAGGTGAGCGATGCCAGCAAGCGTAAAGGGCGCGGTCGCTCTTAGAAAGTCTCTACGCGCTTTTGCTCCAGATCTTGCTAAGGAAACCCAGAAGGAAGTCGCTGGGGCTCTGAAGCCTATAACTAAGACGGCTAAAGGATACTTGCCTGATGATGGTGAAGTCCTAAGCGGATGGCTTGCCAGAGAAAACTCTCAGGCTAGATTTCCTTCTTACAATGCTCGAATTGTTAAGGCAGGTGTCGGCTATAAGACATCACCATCAAAGCCTAATCGCAGAGGCTTTAGAGCGTTGGCTCGTGTATTCAACAAAAGCGCAGCTGGCGCAATCTATGAAACTATGGGTCGTAAGACTCCAACCAGTCGCTTTGTACAAAATCAAAATAGCAAGTACGGATCATCCATGAAGGGTGAAGGCAAGATGCAAGGTCGTGCTTTGTTCCGTGCCTATGAAGAAAACAATGGCAAAGCAAGAGATGCAGTTCTTAGAGCTATCAAATCGGCAGCAGATAAACTCAATGCAAGAGCGAAGGTGTAACTCATGTCTAATATAGTCATTGATATTGCAGCGGAGTTCACTGGAAATAAAGCCTTTAAGCAAGCCGAAAACTCAACAGACAAACTAGGCAAGAGCGTTAAAACCCTTGCTAAAACCTTTGGTCTGGCATTTAGCACTACAGCAGTTTTAGCTTATGGCAAGGCTGCTGTTAAGGCAGCAGCAGCAGATCAAAAGGCACAGCAAGGTTTAGCCTTAGCTCTTAAGAATGTTGGTCTGCAGCGTGATGCTGGAGCAGCAGAAGGATTTATCCAGAAACTTCAGAGCGAGTTTGGCATTGTCGATGACAAGCTGCGCCCTGCATACCAAGCCTTAGCGGTAGCAACACGCGATACAGCAGAGAGTCAAAGACTTCTTAATCTCGCATTAGACATAAGTGCAGCCACGGGCAAGGATTTAGGTTCGGTTACAGCAGCGTTGAGTCGCGCATATTTAGGAAATAACACAGCACTTTCTCGCTTAGGTGTAGGTATCTCAAAGGCAGACCTTAAGACTAAATCCTTCTATGAGATAACTACAGATCTTGCAGAAACCTTTAGGGGTTCAGCCACAGCAGCAGCCAATACCTTTCAGGGTTCAATGGACAAGCTCGCTGTTGCATCTGCCAATGTGCAAGAAATTATCGGTACAGGAATCATCGATGCTCTTGGCACTCTTGGTGGCAATACGGCTGTGGATGATCTTGCAGATGATATGGAAAGAGCAGCACTTAGCGCAGCAGATTTCCTTCGTGGTTTGGCTCAGATTGGTACATTCAAGGTCAGCGGTGAAACAAAATCTATTCTGGGCTTATTGCTAACACCATTCCAGCGTTCATTATCTGCCGGACCATTAGGTGCAATTACACGACTTGGCGAGGCTTCTCGCATAGCACCAAAGCCTTTTACCACTCCAATGACTATCTCTGGTCAGGTTCAAGTCAAGCAACAAACTAAAATTACTAAACTGACTAAAGATCAAGCAGCAGCTCAGGCAAAGATTACTAAAGACAAAAAAGTTCAGAATGCTATAGACAAGGCTAACCTTGCACTTACTAAAGGCAATGAAGTCTTTGACTTAGATAGAATCCAAGTTGCAGCAGCCCTTACAAATCAGGCAGAGCAACTAGGCAAAGCAACCAATGCTTCTCAACTCTTGCAAATTACCAATGACACTGCTCGCCTAAATGTCAAGCAATCAATTCTAGCCTTAGAAGATGCCATTGCATCAAAGGATGAAGCAGCCATTATTGCTGCAACCAATAAACTTAATGCAGACAATAAGATTCTTGGTAGTTTGATTTTGCAAGATCTTAAGATGAAAGACATCAAGACAATTCTTGAAAGTCTCAATCCAAAGGATTTAATCAATCTAGGTAATCTAGATGCTGCTATTGCCAAGATGATTGAGTTAAACAAGCTGCAAGGCAGCAAGACTGGCACTGCGCCAACACCAGCGGCGGCAGCAGCGGCAGCAGCGGCAGCAGCGGCAGGCGCAACTGATGGAGCACCTGTTTATACAATTCCAAAGAACACGAAAGATTTTACAGCTAGTAACCCTGACATATTCAAGATAGTCAATGAAACTGTCGAGTTTGCATCAAAAACCGTACAGGATTCTTTTTATAAGTCTATGAACGCATACGCAGATTTACCAAGTGCGGTCAGAGGTGCTAATTACCAAGCCAGAGCCGAACAGGAATACGCTATGTTCCTTAGCCAGATCAATATGAGTGGAATTGCTGGTCAATCTTTGACAAGCGGAATGGCTCAGGGCTTACCACTATCCAATGCACTATCAGGTGCGCGTTATGCAGCGCAAGGGGCAGCAAGTTATGGCGCAGGTGCAACCATCAATGTAAATACAGGCATCGGTGATCCAGAAGCAATCGCCCGAGCTGTTGAAGATGTAATCCGTCAGGCTAATCAGCGTGGAACTACGAGTTTGTCAATAGGATGACTTGGCTTCCAGAATGGCGCATAACAGTCGGTACGACTGTTTATACCAATGTTACGGGCGTTAATGTCACTATAGGGCGCATCGATATCGATCGGCAATGTCAAGCGGGTTATGCTCGTATGGACATCATCAATTCGACTAATGCCCTTTTTGACATCGATGTTACAGATTCACTGACTTTAGAGCTTAAAGATAGCGGTGGCACTTATGTGCCTGTATTTGGTGGCACAGTTTCAGACTTTACGACTTCGGTAAGAAGCCCAGAGGAATCAGGCTTCGTAACCATCGGCACAATCCTTGCAGTCGGTGCTTTGGCTAAACTTCCTAAAGCAATCTACACAGATTCTGTGGCACACAATCTAGATGGTGAGCAGATTGCAATCATTCTTGAAGATTTATTAGTCAATGAGTGGATAGAAGTGCCAGCTGCTCTTACATGGGCAACCTACAATCCAACGACCACATGGGCTAATGCTGAGAATGTGGGACTAGGTGAGATTGATACTGGTCTTTATCAGATGGACAATCTTTCAGCAGCAGATCGCAACACCCAGACTTTAGTCCAGCAGATAGCAGACAGCGCACTCGGTAATCTTTACGAGGACAAGCAAGGGCGCATAGGCTATGCAGATGCGGATCATAGAAGTAACTACTTAGCAGCTAACGGATCAACCCAGTTAGATGGCAACTACGCATCTCCTGCCAGCGTTAAATCAATTCTTCAAATTGGCAAGATTCGTAACAGCGAGATTGTGCGTTATGGCAATGATTACGGCAGCACATACTCAGCCACAGACGATGCTTCTATCACCGCCTATGGTCGCTACCAAAGAACATTCGATTCCAACATCCGCTTTCTGGCTGACATCGAGGATATTATCGAGAGAGATCTAGCCCTGCGTTCAACGCCTAGAACACAGCTTGACCAGATTACTTTCCGACTTGACAATCCTCTTATGCCTGATTCCCTTAGAGACGACCTAATTAACCTTTTCTTTGGTGAGCCAGTAGTTATCACCAACCTGCCCTTCAATATGTTTGAGGGGTACTTCTCAGGCTTTGTAGAGGGCATCTCAATGAGAGCCACACCAACTTTTGTCGATGCGACTATCTATGTCTCACCTACAGACTTTTCTCTTATTGCCCCGACATGGGCAACAGTAATTCCTACTAACACCATCTGGAGTGGCGTAAATGGTACACTACAGTGGTCTAAAGCGATCGGAGCTCTAACCTAATGGCAACAACAACCCCTAATTTTGGTTGGGCAGTACCAACCAGTACTGACCTAGTCAAGGATGGCGCAGTAGCCATTGAGACTCTAGGCGACTCTATTGATGCTTCTCTGGTTGATCTTAAGGGTGGCACTACAGGTCAGGTGCTTGCTAAGGCATCTAATACAGACATGGACTTTTCATGGGTGGCACAAGATGACAGCAATGCGATCCAGAACTCAATCGTTGATGCTAAGGGTGACATCATTGCAGCTACTGCTAATGACACTCCTGCTCGTCTTGCAGTGGGCGCAAATAATACAGTTCTCACAGCAGACTCAAGCACAGCCACAGGATTAAAGTGGGCTACACCTAGTGCTGGTTCATCTTTCAGCGGTGCTTTAATAGCACGCGCCACAGGGCAGTCTATAAACAACACAACTTTTACCGCGATTTCGTTTGAGACTGAATTTTTTGATTCAGGCACTTATTGGTCTAGTGGTTCACCAACCCGATTAACAGTACCGACTACAGGCAAATATCAATACAATTTTCAGGCAAGCATTTCGGGAACGACTGGAAGATTAATAGTTGAAGTTAGAAAAAATGGCTCAAGCACTGCGCAATTTGAATGCGGCAATAACAGCAGCCTACAAGGTTGGCAAGCAAGTCAGATTAAAGATGCAACTGCTAATGATTATTTTGAGTTTTTTGTCTATCAAGGTTCAGGATCAACACAATCAACCGATGGCGGTAATCTTTCGGTGCAAGCCAGTATCGTATTCTTAGGAGCATAATGAAAATACAAATTGAACAACCACGAAAGCACACTGATTCAATTCTTTTCAAGAAGGAAACTGGCTTTGACTTATTTGTAAGCGAAAATCTTTGGTTTATTGATGGCGCAGCAAGTGAGCAAGAAGCACTCACCGCGCTAGAAAATCACAATCCCGAGAACGATGTCATTAAAGCGCAAGAAGCTAAAGCAACAGCAGAGGCTAAACTGGCAGCCCTTGGCTTGACAGCAGAAGATCTAAAGGCACTCGGATTATAAGTGAAGGCAAAACTTTCTAAAGCTGCTGTTCAGCTAAGAGAGCAGTTCGATGATTCGTTCCCAGATCGTGACCGCACATCGGATGGTTGGATCGGTGATACCCGACACGCTGCTCGCAAGTCAGATCATAATCCAGATGAGCAGGGCTGGGTTCGTGCCATTGATGTGGACAAAGATTTATTCAAGGGCGGGAAGCCCGACATCATGGGAGATCTTGTCGATCAGCTTCGTCTCCTATCCAAGTCAAAAGCAGACAAGCGTATTAGTTACATCATTTACGATGGACGAATCTGCTCCAGCATCCTTAACTGGAAGTGGCGCAAGTACACAGGGGCTAACAAACACTCTAAGCACTGCCATGTTAGCTTTAAGAAAGAAGCTGACAATGATGGTGCTTTTTTTCAAGTATCTATGTTAGGCGGAGAATAATGAATGAACTAAAGACAGCAGCAGGCTCATGGGCTAGAGCATTCTTAGTAGCAGCAATCTCAATGTATGCAGCAGGGGTCACAGATCCACAGGCTTTAATCGCTGCCGGTATTGCTTCAATCCTTCCACCTGTATTGCGTTACCTCTCACCTAATGATCCGTCTATGGGCATTAAAAAGTGACACAGTCCGACTTCTTCACCCTCTACCTTGCCACCATTGCAGCACTTGGTGGCTTGTCTGGCTATGTAATTACACACCTATTGTCTGAGATCAAAAGACTCAACACGCGAGTCGATGAGATCTATAACATATTGCTTGACAGGTAGCATTGTGCTATGGCAAGAAAAGCAACTAAGGCATTAGAGGAGCAAGGTTACTCAAAGCTTGATGCTTACTGCATTGGGCTTTATGAGTACTTCTGCTCATTAAAGCGAGCAGGTTTCGCAGAGGACATTGCCATGTTCATGATCACAGAGCCACAAGCCTATCCTCATTGGATTCTGCCTGATCCCATTGACCCTGAGAAGTTCGGGGATTACGAAGATGAGGATGATGACTAAACGCAGATACTTGGTGATCTCGGATCTACAGATTCCATATCATCATGAGCAAGCAGTTAAGAATCTTATCAAGTTAGTAAAGCGCGAGAAGTTCGATTTAGTCCTTAACACAGGCGATGAGCTTGACATGCAGTCTCAGTCTAAGTGGGCTAAAGGCACTCATCTGGAGTATGAAGGGCAGCTAGATTATGATCGAAGTCTGGCTCAAAACATCCTATGGGATCTCGGCACTACCGACATCACTCGATCCAACCACACCGATCGTCTATACCACACTCTCGTTAGAGGAGCTCCTAGCCTCATCGGACTTCCAGAACTCGAGT